CTAGAGTTGGCACTGGCAAGAAGCCTAAAGGTTCAGGACGCAGACTTTATACAGATGAAAATCCAAAAGATACCGTCCGTATAAAGTATGCGACTCCTGCAGACGCACGAGCTACGGCTCGAAAGGTAAAGAAGATAAATAAACCCTACGCTCGTAAGATACAAATACTTACAGTGATGGAACAAAGAAGTAAATATGGAGGCAAGCCCCAACAGGCAGGAATAGCTAAGAGGGCGAAGCAACAACTAAAGGCAAAGCATGGCACTCGCAAAAAGTCAACGTAGTTTAAAAGCATGGTCAAAGCAAAAGTGGAGAACAAAGAGTGGTAAGCCCAGTAGCAAAACTGGAGAACGCTATCTTCCTGAAGCTGCAATCAAGGCTTTATCACCACAGGAGTACGCAGCGACAACTAGAGCTAAAAGAAAAGGCACAAAGGCAGGAAAGCAATTTGTCAAACAGCCAAAGGGCATCGCAAAGAAAACACGAGCGTACAGGAAAGTAAAGTAGTGATTACTAAAGCATGGTTCATAGTAGCAGTAATGTCTGGTGTATATACAGACGGAACAAAAGATGTATTTATATTTAACAATCCATTAGATCATGGACATTTTCACAACGTAGCTACGTGCCAAAAATTTATAGGTGATCATCCTTTTAAACTTGCCAAAGCTTTAATCAGAGAGTATGGGAATAGACCACCTGAACAGATTATGTGTGTGCCTGAGGAAACAGTAAAATTGTTTACGGAAGAGGGTGGCAAACGAGGAGAAAAGACCTAGTGCTGTATGAGCCTACATGTGAAGTTTGTGGGCATCACATTGAAGATGACAGATGTGACTATTGTAGGAATACAGGTGAAAACGGTGATTGGGTAAAAAAAGTTATAGAACAGGCAAGAGATCCACGACACGATCAATCAGCTTTTAAGGACAAAAAGAAGAATGACAAAAAATCTAACTGAAAAGCAACAGAAGTTTTTAGCAGCACTGTTTGACGAGGCAGGTGGTGATGCACGACTAGCTAAGAAGATGGCAGGATACTCTGACGAGACACGTTTGTCTGAAGTTGTGAAGCCATTAAAAGATGAGATAATGGAAGCAACAAAAGAGTATATGGCTTACGTTGCACCAAAGGCAGCAATGGCAATGGGTAATGCACTTATTGATCCGACAGAGCTAGGCATAAGAGATAAGATGACAGCAGCAAAAGATTTGTTGGACAGGGCAGGACTAATTAAAACAGAAAAGGTAAACGTAGAATCTTCCGGTGGACTGTTTGTTCTTCCTGCAAAAGAAGGAAAGAATGAGTAGAGATCTAGGATATTGGACGCTTCCAAAACCTGATATTGAAGTAAAAGATTGGAACAGAATACCTAGAGTTGCAAGAACAATACCCTTTGGTTATGAGGTAGATCCGGATGATGTAGACTTCCTACTGCCTATAAAAGAAGAACTTGATGCGCTAGAACAGGCTAAGTTACATTTACAACAGTACAGCTACAGAGAGGTGGCAACGTGGCTAACAAAAGAAACAGGACGTTACATATCTCACGTAGGATTAAAAAAGAGAATAAGCGTTGAGCGAAGACGTAAAAAATCAACTACGATTAAGAGGGAGCTTGCCAGAAGGCTCAAAAAGACGCTCCAAGAGATTGAGAAAGCCGAAACAAGTAGAACAGGTAGTTACACCACAGCCGGAACAACTGCCTGAAATAAAGATTAAACCGCAAGAGGTTCAGGAACAAGATGTTCTGTTCCGACCAAACGAAGGACCTCAAACAGATTTCTTAGCCTCTTCAGAACGAGAGGTGTTGTACGGAGGAGCAGCAGGAGGTGGCAAGTCGTTTGCCATGTTAGCCGATCCACTCAGAGGATTAAACAATCCTAACTTCAGTGGGCTGTTAGTACGACACACAACAGAAGAGCTAAGAGAACTGATACAAAAATCTCAGGAGTTGTATCCAAAAGCAATTCCTGGCATTAAGTGGTCAGAAAGAAAGTCGCAGTGGGTGACTCCTAAGGGGGGACGACTTTGGATGTCATACCTAGACCGTGACTTAGATGTGATGCGATATCAAGGTCAAGCGTTTAATTGGATAGGCTTTGATGAACTTACGCAGTGGGCGACACCTTACGCTTGGGACTATATGCGCTCACGACTTAGAAGTGCAGACCAATCGTTAGGACTGTACATGAGGGCAACAACTAACCCAGGAGGACCAGGACATCAATGGGTAAAAAAGACATTCATTGACCCATCCCCACCCAACTCATCGTTTTGGGCAACGGATACAGAAACTGGTAGTGTTATTACATTTCCACAAGGGCATAGCAGAGAGGGGCAACCTCTGTTTAGAAGACGCTTCATACCTGCTAATTTGTTTGACAACCCTTATCTAGCTGAATCAGGTGACTATGAGGCAATGCTACTATCGTTGCCGGAGCATCAGAGGAAGCAACTACTTGATGGTAATTGGGACGTAGCAGAAGGAGCAGCGTTCCCTGAGTTTGACAGAACAAAGCACGTTGTTGAACCCTACAAGATACCGTCTAGTTGGAGAAAGTTTAGAGCGTGTGACTACGGTTATGGAAGTTACTCTGCTGTAGTATGGTTAGCCATAACACCTGCCGAACAGCTTGTTGTATACAGAGAGCTACAGGTGTCAAAAGTTCTAGCCTCTGATCTTGCTGATAAGATTTTAGAAATGGAAGCTGACGATGGCACAATACAGTACGGAGTTTTAGATAGCTCGTTATGGCACAAGAGGGGCGACACTGGTCCTAGCCTAGCAGAGCAGATGATAGTAAGAGGTTGTAAGTGGCGACCGTCAGATAGAAGTAGAGGAAGTAGAGTTGCAGGAAAAAACGAATTACACAGACGACTCCAAGTCGATGAACATACCAATGAACCACGCCTTGTTATATTTAATAATTGCACAAACCTTATATCTCAACTTCCTAGTCTCCCTTTGGACAGGAAAAACTCCGAAGATGTAGACACAAATAGTATGGATCACATGTATGACGCTTTGCGTTATGGTGTGATGACACGACCACGTAGCTCAATATGGGACTATAACCCTGTAAATCAGCGAACAGGTTTTCAAATCGCTGATCCTAACTTTGGATACTAAATATGGCAGAAGACAACGAAATACCCTTTGACACTGATGATGTCACAGTAATGCAGGACAACGACCCTGCGATAAGATCAGAGAGCGATGTAGTAAGTTTTGTACAAGGTAGATTTAAAAGAGCAGAAGATGTAAGACAACAGGACGAACAACGATGGCTTAAAGCGTACAGAAACTACAGAGGACTATACGGACCAGACGTACAGTTTACAGAAACAGAAAAGTCTAGAGTATTTGTAAAGGTAACAAAAACAAAAACACTTGCAGCGTATGGTCAAATAATTGACGTATTGTTTGGCAATAACACTTTTCCTCTGACGGTAAATCCAACGAAACTACCTGACGGTGTGTCTGAATCGGTGCATATAAATATAGACCCTAACGCAGAAAAGGGACTAGATGAATTAAGACAGGCTTTTGAGGAAAAACCCTCAGAGCCTTTTTTGTTTGCACCCAACGGTAAACTAAAGCCAGGCGAAACAATAGCAGACCTAGAGAATAGATTAGGCGCAGAAGCAAATAAACTAAGTGGTGTGTCTGATAAGATAATAGAGGGCGAGGGTAAAACACAAACAACTGTTACTTTTCATCCTGCAATGGTTGCAGCAAAGAAGATGGAAAAGAAGATACACGATCAGTTAGAGGAGTCCGGAGCGAACAAACAACTCCGTAACACAGCATTTGAAATGGCATTGTTCGGCTCCGGCATTATGAAAGGACCTTTTGCACTAGACAAAGAGTATCCTAATTGGGGAGAAGACGGTAACTATGATCCTTTAATTAAAACTGTGCCATCAACAAGTCACGTATCCATATGGAACTTCTATCCTGATCCTGATGCCTACAACATGGATGAGGCAGAGTATTGTGTAGAAAGACATAAACTGTCTAAAACACAAATGCGTAATCTAAAGAACAGACCGTACTTTCGAGGAGAGTCTATTGAGTTGTGTTTAGATATGGGCGCACAATACGACAAGAAGTATTGGGAAGACGACATGAAAGACTACGCTCTAGAGAACTACACAGAGCGTTACGAGGTGCTAGAGTTTTGGGGATATGTGGACTCAGAGATATTAGCAGAGAATGGTGTGGATATACCTGCAGAGTTACAGGACTTAGAGCAGATAAACTGTAACATATGGGTGTGCCAAGGTCACATATTACGAATGGTGTTAAATCCATTTAAGCCTGTTCGTATACCTTACTACGCTGTTCCTTACGAGCATAACCCATACAGCTTCTTTGGTGTTGGTATAGCAGAGAATATGGATGATACACAAACCTTGATGAATGGTTTTATGCGTATGGCTATTGACAACGCTGCACTAAGTGGTAACTTAATTATGGAAGTGGACGAGACTAACCTAGTGCCAGGTCAAGATCTTAGTGTATATCCTGGCAAGATATTCAGACGACAAGGTGGTGCGCCAGGACAAGCTATCTTTGGTACAAAGTTCCCAAACGTAGCCGGAGAAAACATGCAACTGTTTGATAAGGCACGAGTGCTTGCAGACGAGAGTACAGGCTTTCCGTCCTTTGCTCATGGACAAACAGGCATACAGGGTGTGGGACGTACAGCATCAGGTATATCTATGTTGATGTCTGCAGCTAATGGTTCTATCCGTAATGTTGTAAAGAATGTAGATGATTATTTATTAGCACCGATGGGTAAAGCTTTCTTTAGTTTCAATATGCAGTTTGACTATGATCCTAGCATAAAGGGTGATTTAGAAATAAAGGCACAAGGAACAGAAAGCTTAATGGCTAACGAAGTGCGTAGCCAAAGACTAATGCAGTTTTTACAGGTTGCATCAAACCCTGCACTAGCACCATTTGCGAAGATGGATTATATAATTAGAGAGATTGCAAAAGCTATGGATCTTGACCCTGATAAGGTTACGAATAGCATGCAAGACGCTGTGATACAAGCTGAGATATTTAAGAAGTTCCAAGAACAAATGCCACAGCCACAGCAACAACAAGCCCCACAACCACCTGAGGGAACAGCACCTGCACCTGCAGGAGCTAATGTTCAAGATACCACAGGAGGTGGGGGATCACAAATAGGTACAGGTACAGCACCTGCGCCAGGCGAAGAAGGATTTACAGGTAATGTCTAAGATTAAAGAGTTAACGAATAACAAAGAACTTTGGGATGCTTTTGTAGAGGAGCTACAGAGATCAATAATAAACTATCAACGCACAATGGAGCAGACAGAAAAGCCATCTGACATCTACAGATTGCAAGGTGCTATCTCTGCTCTTAGACGCATGATGCAACTAAGGGACATGATGAATAATGGAAAGACCTGAAGTAATAGACCCACTTAAAGAAGAAGAGCAACCTATACTGCAACAGACACCTGTTGAAGAACAAACAGATGATGCCTTTAGTGTTAGAGAGCAAGCAGAAAAAAGACTTGGTAAAGTGGGTACAGGTGCGTTAGACTTTGTTCCAATAGTCGGTGATGTATTGGCAGCAGGAGATGTTGCTGATAGTTACAGAAGAGGAGATGTAGTAGGTACTATCGCAAACACTGCAGCGTTAGGTGTTGGTCTTATTCCCATAGTAGGAGACTTAGCATCTAAAGGTATTAAGAAAGGTTTAAAAAAACTTAAAGATAATTCAAAAGTAGATAACAAATTAATTGATAAAGGCACAGAAGACGTAGCTGATGCTGATGTTGCTCCTACTGTTGACATGAAAAAATTTGCAACAGCTTTTAAAAAAGAGCAAAACAGTATTGATAAAAAACTTGAAGATGGAAAAATTACCACAGATGAGTGGGACATTGAGACTAAAGCAAACAATCAAAAGTATAAAAAGGACTCAGGCATAGATGTTTTAGACAAAGACCCTGTGTTGTTTCGTTCAGCTTTAGAGTTTTACAATGACATTGAAACAGGTGTGCCATATGAAGTAGCTAGAGCAAAGCATCTAAAAAAGATAGAGGAAAGAAAACCAATAAGAGAGTGGGACAATTTACCTGAGGCTAGTTCAGAAGTGCAACAGGTAATGGCTGTCGATGCAGGAAAAAGAAAAAATGGCTTTTTCACTGAGGTATCAAAAAAGACAGCAGACAAACTAAGCAAAAAACTAGGACATCCTATCCAAAGATTAAAGATACCAAAAGGGCATAGGATAATGGGACGTTTGGATGTAAATGCGTATTCATTTTATAATACGTGGGTATCAACTTTACAAGCACCAGGACTTGTGGACGGAAGAATATATGGGGACGCTGTTCACTACGTTGCCCCAAAAGGGGACAAAGTAAAGTTTAGTGTTGCTGAATCAGTAGCCAAAAAGATAGCAACAGGAAAAATTAATAAAACACCCTTTGCTATAATAGACGGTCTGTATGATCCAATGACTCCTGCTCAAATCAGAAAGAAAGTTAAAACATTATTAAAAGCTCCTGAGTGGACACAAGTAGGATTTGATCCTAGAAGATTAACAGGCTTCTATACTAGAAATAAAGCAGAGAACCAACCAATAGGATCTCTTGTTGAAAGTGCTGATGAAGTGTTTCAGATAGGACCTCTTATACTTGCAAAGAATGTTAAGCGTTTAGAAGAGCAAAGACTCAACAAAGGTGGAGTTATAAATACATACAAAGAAGGGGGAGTCGTACCAATGCAGGAGCAGATGAAGTTTGCGTTTATGAACGAGGGTGGTGTACTCGCTGATGACGGTGTAGACCGTGACCCTGTAAGTGGTAACGAAGTTCCTGCAGGTAGTATGGCAGAAGAAGTAAGAGACGATGTACCTGCAATGCTCAGTGAAGGTGAGTATGTAGTA